AGACTTGGGGAACACCAGAATTTGATGACCTTTATTTAAAAGCAGAAAGAAAAACAAGTATATCTAAAAAGAAAATATCAGCACAAACTCTTTTTATGGATATGTTAAAAGAGAGAGCAGAAACAGGTCGTATTTACATTATGAATATTGGCCATTGCAATACACACTCTAGTTTTAAAGATAGAATTTATATGTCTAATCTTTGCCAAGAAATAACTTTACCAACAAAACCAATTCAACATATTGATGATATGACAGGCGAAGAAATAGCATTATGTATTTTATCAGCAATAAATGTAGGCTTGATTGATAAGAGAGACGAATTAGAAAACTTATGTGATTTAGCAGTTAGGGCTTTAGATGAAATTATAGATCATCAAAAATATCCTGTAAAAGCTGCTGAAGACTCAACTAAAAAAAGAAGGTCTTTAGGCATAGGTTATATTGGTCTTGCACACTATCTAGCTAAAAAAGGATATACATATGAACAAAAATTAGGTTGGCGACAAGTAGATAAATTAACGGAAGCATTTCAATTTTATTTACTAAAAGCCTCAAATGATTTAGCAAAAGAAAAAGGTAAATGCGAGTTATTTGATAGAACAAAATATTCCGATGGTATACTACCTATTGACACATACAAGAAAGAAGTTGATAATATCGTAGATAGAAATTTAACTTATGATTGGGAATGGTTAAGAGGTGAGATAAAAAAAACTGGCTTAAGACATAGCACACTCTCAGCCCAAATGCCGTCAGAATCCTCTAGTGTGGTTTCTAATGCTACAAACGGCATTGAACCACCTAGAGATTATTTAAGTGTAAAGAAAAGTAAAAAAGGACCACTTAAACAAGTTGTGCCAGATTATAAAAGATTAAAAAATAATTATACTTTATTATGGGATATGAAATCAAATGAGGGTTATATCAACATAGTTTCTATAATGCAAAAGTATTTTGACCAGGCAATATCAGGCAATTGGTCATATAATCCTGAACATTTTGATGAGGGTCAAGTGCCTGTATCAATTATGGCTCAAGATTTATTAAATACTTACAAATATGGTTGGAAGACATCATATTATCAAAATACATATGACGCCAAAAAAGATTTAGATGAGCCTTCTCATCCAGTCGGTTGGGTTGATAATGTGCCTGAAACAAAAGAAGATGAAGAAGATTGTGAATCTTGTAAAATATAGGAGTTAATATGCAATTTGTGGCGAATATACCTTATATAAAATGTTATGTAAAGAAAGAATATCTTTACGATTTGAAAAAAGGTTACGGTGATTTTGAAGAATGTATTTTAATTGCAGTAAAGTCAATGCAAGGAAGATCATTAATGTTTGAAGCATACCTACCTCAATACGGTGCTTGCTTTGATAAATTTCCGATATCTGCTTTCGTTTGGAAAACTGATATTAAAAAAGAAGACCAATTGTCGCTGGGTCAACTAGCAATTTGGGATGGTTTTAGTTATGACATACACGTCTGGTCTAAAAGATTATTAAAGAATTGTGATATAAAATGTTGGATCAAAGATAAGGGCTTAGTAAAAGGCGAATACTTATTTACAATAGATAGCTCTCATACAGATTCAAATATACTAAATACATCCGTTAGCGAAGTACCTAGTGAACATAAACAACATAATTTTGGTAAGTTAGATAATGGTCAATTTTTTGCACAACCAAATAATAGAATGTTGTGGTATGAACAATCATTAACACCTAAAGAATTAAAGAAACCTGACTTTTTAGTATCAAGTAGATATTATTTTTCTGAACAGGAAGAAAAGTGGGCATTTGGAGATTCTGACAAATATTTTTACGAAGAACAAAAAAGAAACGAAGACGAGGAAAAAGAATACAAATAATGGCAAAGTCCGTATTTAATAAAGATAAAAATTTAGACGCCACAAAACAACTAATGTTTTTTGGTCCTGATTTAGCAGTTCAAAGATATGACGATATGAAATATCCTATTTTTGATAAGTTAAATCAACAACAACTAGGTTATTTTTGGAGACCTGAAGAAGTATCTTTACAGAAAGATAGAAACGATTATCTTGAATTAAGAGACGAACAAAAATTTATCTTTACATCTAATCTAAAATATCAAACTATGTTAGATAGTGTACAAGGTAGAGGTCCTTGTTTAGCATTTTTACCTTTCTGTTCACTACCAGAATTAGAAGGTTGTATTGTAACCTGGGATTTTATTGAAACAATACACAGCAGATCATATACTTACATCATAAAAAATTTATATTCTGATCCTGCTGAGGTCTTTGATACTATTATTGAAGATGAGAAGATAGAAAGAAGAGCTCAATCGGTAACACAAACATATGACGATTTAATTAATACAGGTTATCAATGGATAATTGATCCTAAAAAAGTAGATATGTATGAGTTAAAAAAGAAACTATACTTAGCAATGGTGACCGTAAATATATTAGAGGGCTTAAGATTCTATGTATCATTTGCTTGTAGTTTTGCATTTGGTGAATTAAAAAAATTAGAGGGTTCTGCTAAGATCATATCATTTATAGCTAGAGACGAGAGTCAACACCTTGCAATGTCTCAAAGAATTATTAATAACTGGAAAGATTATGAAAATGATAAAGAAATGTTAAAGGTTATGAAAGATTGTGAAAAAGAAGTTTATAAGATGTATGAGGAAGCAGTTAATGAGGAAAAAAGGTGGGCAACTTATTTGTTCTCAAAAGGTTCTATGATAGGTTTATCAGAAAAACTATTACACCAATTTGTAGAATATATGGCAAATAGAAGAATGAGAGGTATACAATTGACACCTCAATACGACCAAAAAACTAATCCATTACCTTGGGTAGAACATTGGTTAAATAGTCGTAGCACACAAAATGCTCCACAGGAAACAGAAATAGAAAGTTATGTTATTGGTGGCATAAAGCAAGACGTTAAAAAAGATCAATTTAAAAAATTTAAACTATAATGGCTAAAGAGAAGAAACATTGTTCCAACTGCCATACTAAATATACGGTAGATTGGAACGAAGAAGAACAAGACTTAAAACCTTGGACTTGTCCGTTTTGTGGTTACGAAGTGGAAGAGGAAGACTTTGATGATACAAGTTATGAGGAAGCCGAAGACGATAGTTGGAGTTGATTATAGTTTAACAAGTCCTGCCGTATGTGTAGGCAAAAAATTTTATTATTTAACCAGTAAGAAAAAATTTACTGGTAAGATGAGTAAGGATATTATAGGTTATGAACATAAAGCGTGGGTTGACCCAATTCAAAGATTTAAAAATATATCAGAATTTGTCCTTGATATATTATCTAAAGTTAATAATCCAGAAATTTACATTGAAGGCTACTCTTACGGTTCAAAAGGTCAAGGCCTTTTTCAAATTGCTGAGAATTGTGGGATACTCAAATTTAGATTACAAGACAAAGGTTATTCTTACAACACAATTGTACCGAGTGTGGTTAAGAAAGGTGCAACTGGCAAAGGAAATGCAGACAAAGATATGATGTACGAGGCATTTTTGAAAGAAACAAAAATAGATTTAAAAAAAATATTACATATGGAAAAAGTGGGTAACCCTTTATCAGATATTGTTGATAGTTATTATATAGCAAAGGTGGGCAATGAAAATAGCAATAGTAACCAGTCTTAATAAAAAGTTATATGAGTATTATGCTCATAGATTTTTTGAGACTTATTGTTGGCCTTTTGATTGTTATGTATATCACGAAGGCGATATAGATGATGTTATTGATAAACATAGTTATGGTACAGATGGTAAAACACCATTTTTTTATAGAAACATTTACGAAGAAAATCCTACTCTAAAAGATTTTATTAACAGAAACGAAAATAGAAACCAGTTTAGCACTATAAGAGGCACTAAAAATAGTGAGATAGTATATGGTTTAGATTTTATTAAAGACGCAATACGATTTAGTTATAAGATATATGCAAAGACACATTTAATGCTAGAGGGTAATTATGATTATGTATTTTGGGTAGACGCAGATATAGTATTTAAAGAGGTAGTCAATGAAGATATTATGACTAAAGTAATTTTACCACCAGATCAAACTATATGTTATCTACATAGATCAGCACCACCTTTTTATCCAGAATGTGGTTTTGTAGGTTATAATTTAACAAATAAACACACACAAAAATTTGTAAGAGAATTAAGAAATTATTATGAACAAGATTTATTATTTGAAGAAAAACAATGGCACGATTCATTTGTGTGGAATAGAGTTAGAGAAAAATTTTTGTCAGGTCACCCTCAACACGACTTGACAGGTAGAAGGAAAGATGGTCACGTTTGGCCAGAATCTAAAATAGGACCTTATATGGCACACCTAAAAGGTAAAAGAAAAAAAGACGCTGGTAAGGATGAAAGAGACGAACAGGTAAATAAGGAGTATTATGAAAGCAGGTAAAATATGGGGTCAAACTGAATTGATCCACGCAAATGGTGTATTAGAGTTTCATAGAATTGAATATAAAAAAAATGTTCAATGCTCAAAACACCAACACGAATTTAAATGGAATGGTTTTTTTGTTGAATCAGGTAAGATGATGGTTAGAGTATGGCAAAAAGACTATAATTTAGTTGATGAAACAATATTAAAACCTGGAGATTTTATGAGAGTAAAACCAGGTGTTTATCATCAATTTGTAGGACTGGAAGACGGTGTTGCTTTTGAGTTATATTGGGCAGAATTTGACCATAATGATATTAAAAGAGAGACGGTAGGTCAACAAGTTAATGAAGATGTTAGATCAATAAGAGAAAAACAACAAACTGATAATAACAATCACCATCAGGATATATAGTATTATGATTAGAGTTTTTATAGGGTATGATGATAATGAGAAAGTAGCGTTTAGTGTATTAAGTCATAGTTTACTTAAACACGCCACGCAACCTATCGCCATCACACCTATTAGATTGCAAAATATTAAAGACATTTTTGTAAGAGAAAGATTACCAATACAATCAACTGACTTTGCTTTCAGTAGGTTTATTGTACCATATCTATGTAATTACTCCGGTCACGCCATTTTTATGGATTGTGATATGTTAGCGAGAGCAGATATCAACCAACTATGGCGACAAAGAAGTACAAAATATGCCGTACAATGTGTTCAACACGATTACTCACCAAATAGTACGGTAAAATTTTTAAATCAACCACAAACAATTTATGCAAAGAAAAACTGGTCTAGTATGATGATATTTAATTGTAGTAAATGTTTAACACTAACACCAGATTATGTCAACTCAGCAACTGGTTTAGAATTACATCAATTTAAATGGTTAGAAAGTGAAGAACTGATTGGTAAAATAGACGAAGAATGGAATTGGTTAGTAGGCGAATATGAAAAAAATAATTCAGCTAAACTAGTCCATTTTACTGAAGGCGGTCCATATTTTAAAGATTATGAGAATAGTGATTACGCTAATGAGTGGTTTGAAATGTATAAAGACACAACAAAAGTTAAAATGGGAAATAAAAAATGAAAGATCAAGAACTATATGATGAATATTTAGAACAAGCTAAATTAATTCATCAAGACCCTAAATTGTGGAAAGGTCATATGCTTAAAAGATACTTACCACAAATAGAGGAAATAATTAAAAAACATAACATTGATACTAATTCAATATTAGATTATGGTTGTGGTAAATCATTGTATCATCCTGAAAGTTGGAATGCAACTAGATATGACCCTGCCGTGCCTAAATGGGAAAAGAAACCTGAAGAAGGTAAAAAATTTGATCTAGTTATATGTACAGATGTTTTAGAACATATACCAGAGGGAAGTTTACCTACAATCATTGAAGAAATATTTTCATATTCTAGTAAATATGTATTTTGCACAGCGGCCATAAAGAAAGCTGGTAAGATTTTACCAAATGGTAAAAATGCACACGCTACGGTACAACCTAAAGAATGGTGGAAAAAACTATTTGAAAAATACAATAACTATACTTTAGATTTTACAGAAAAAGACCCTAAAAAAACTATGAAATATTTGAGAGCAAAAGAAGCAAAAGGCGGACACAATTATAATGAAAACTAAAAAACATATTGCTGTTTATGCCAACACTTGCGCTATAGGTTCGTACAAGGCTCTATGGCCAAAAGCATTTTATGATGGTTTACAACACCATAAAGATTGGCAATCAACATATGTAATTAGAAAAGAATTAATTGACGCTGAATACGCCTGGTGTTTTGCTTATCAAGTAAAAGGTGATATAAAACAAAGCGATCAAAGTCATAGAAGACAAATCATAGACAAGTATGAGCCTAGTGGTAAGATATTTTTTTTAGATTCGGATGTTTTAATATCGTATGATGGTTTTGAATTAAATAAAAATGTTATACAAAGAATGACCGAACAAAATTTAAGGTGGACCAGACAACCATACGCCACGATTTATGCTAATAAAGGTGCAAAATATTTTGAAGAACAATTTAAAGAGAAATCTATGGAGAGGTGGGAAGATATAGCACATAAAAAAAATATAAAAGTAAAACCTTATAATGGTAAAGGTGATTATATTTTAATAACTTGTAATAGAGGCACCGAAGGATACTCAGCAGAAAAGAAAAATGCAACCGAATATGCCATAGAAACAATAGATGAGATTAGACAATATACTAATAGACCAATAGTTGTTAGATTTCATAGAGCATTATCAGGCACACAACAAAAAGATTTTGAAAGACTAACAGACTATATAAAAAATGTAAAAGATGTATCAATTCAATCAAAGGCAAATGGTAATTATCCTGATATAGTGCCTGTTATAAAAAACTCTTATGCTGTTTGTACTTGGTCATCATCATCAGCTACACCTGCCATATGTGAGGGTAAACCATTATATGTAAAATCAAAAAATTGTTTCTTTTATAATATGAATAGTGGCGATTTAAAAGATATTGAAAATCCAAACATAGAAGATAATAGAGATAAATGGTTTGCTAATTATGCAGCTACACACTATTGTTTAAAAGATTTGTCTAGTGGTTATTACTTTGGCAAAGTGAAAGATTTAATATGAGTATAATATGGTTGAATGTGTTGATAGAGTCAGAAAAAAAGTAGATAAGTTTTTAGACCTTATCTATAAATCAAATCCTAAAAATAGATTTATTAAAAGCGATACGGTTGATATAAATGATAAAACACCTAGAGTTTTTAGAGGTGTTACCAGAAACAAAACAATTCAACAATGTATCAATAACGACATAGACTTTTATTATATTGATACAGGTTATATGGGTTGTTATCCAGATAAAAACTGGCATAGATTTGTAAAGAATAATTTTCAAACATTATCTCACGCTACATATGCTGAACTAGATTTTTTATGTAATATGGGTATATTAAAAAAGAGATTTAAAGATATACTAGGTTTTGATTATGATAGTTATAAACCCACAGCTATGAAAACAGGTGATACAATAATGATAATACCTCCATCAGAAAAGGTATTAAGGTGTTTTCAAGAAATGGGTTATTTAAAATTTAGACAAAAAGATTTCATAGATCATACTATAAAAGAGATTAAAAAACATAGCGATAGAAAAATAATTGTTAGACAAAAACCTAATAGAGACGAGAGAGTTAGATCAAATAGATTATTAACACAAATGAAAGATGATAAGGTACATTGTTTAGTTGCGTTTAATAGTATAGCTGCCTTTGAGGCAATTCAAGCTGGCTACCCTACAATAACATTATGTCCTAATGCAGCTAATTTTTTATCTGATAATAATATTTCTAACATAGAAAAACCTTATTTTCCAGATGACGAAAAGATAAGACAACATAGTTTATATCTTACTGCTTGTCAATTTAATAAAGATGAATTTAAAAGTGGCTTTGCAACTAAAACAATTGAGTTAGTACAAGGCTTAGAAAAACATAAAGCATTTTCATATGAACTTAACTAAAAAAAATATTAAATTTTTTGTGCCTAATTATCAAGGTATTCAAGGTGAGAAACCACATAGAGCTTCATATAGATTTAGAGCTCACGTACCTTTAAGAGGTATGAGACCTGGTAAAGACGGCATATTAGGTTATGTTGAACACGCAAAAGAAGATGACATTGTTATTCTTGGTAAGAAAGCTCGTATTCAAGATATTGCATATCTAAAGGGTAGAGGCATAACAACCGTATTTGATATATGCGATAATAAATGGAAAATTAAATCAGGACCTAACGCTCAAAACTGGATTAATAAAGTTGTTGTACCTTTTGAGTATATGATAAAAAATTCTGATAGATTAACAACTTCTACACCATACTTACAAAATTTAATTTGGTTAAAAGCTGGTAGAAGAGCAACAATAATACCTGACCCTACTGAAAGAAAAAGAAAAGAACCTAAATTTAATCCTGGTGATGTAGTTAAAGTTTTATGGTATGGTAATAGTAAACATTTTGGTAAGATAAATTGGGAAGCATTAGTTAATACACTAAAGAAAATTGGTAAATTTGAAATACATACAATAACAGATAGAACAAAAAGATGGATTGATATGTACCACGGTTTAATTAACACAGGCGATATTCATATACACGAATACACATATAATAAACAATATCAATTAATGAAAGAATGTGATATAGTTTTTATGATGACAAGTCCTGTAGGTTTTGATAGTAATGAAATCAAAGGTAAAAGTCCTAATAGAATTTTAGACGCAATACAAATGGGCAAACCTGTAATTACAAATGCAACAATATATTCTTATAATAGTTTTAGACCTTTTGTATATTGGATGTTACCTTTTCGTAAAAACGCTATGACAAATTCTGAAGGATATGATTATACTTTTGGTCCTGATGAATGGGAAGTGGCATTTAATTTTGTGCTAAATAATAAAGATGAAATGACAAAAAGAATAACTGAAGGCCAGTTATACATTGATAATTTTCATACACCTGAAGTTATCGGTAGAAAATGGCTTGATTTGAGGAAAGATATATGAAAAGAATATTATTAACAGGTGGTGCTGGTTTTATTGCACACCACACAATCAGACATTTATTACAAAATACTGATTGGGAAATAGTTTCTTTAGACAGATTAGATTATTCAGGCAATTTAAATAGAATTGCAGATATGATGAATGAATTTGATAAAGAGACTCAAAAGAGAGTAAGAATTGTTTATCACGATTTAAGAGCTGAGATAAACGAAATGTTATCAGCAGATTTAGGTGATTTTGATTACATTGTACATATGGCAGCTTCATCACACGTAGATAGATCAATAGAAGACCCTATGTGTTTTGTTTTAGATAATGTGGTTGCAACTTGCAATATATTAAACTTTGGTCGTAAACAAAAGAATTTAGAAAGATTTATTTACTTCTCAACAGACGAAGTATTTGGTCC